TTGTTCGGAGCATGGCTGCTCACGTTGTGAAAACGATTCGGATGAATTTCGGAGGGATAATGACCACCCTTAAACAAATCCTCTGCGCAATCCTCAACTTTGGGCATAAGTATGAGGGTGTGGAATATGATTGGTTTGGAAAACCAAGATCAAAAGTTAACAAATATTGCTCCTGCGGCAAAGTATGGGAGAGGAAGGAATAACCATGTCGAATGAATCAAAAGATATAAAAGCAGAACCTGCTTTCCCAGTAACTTTCAGACATGAAAGAATAGATGGCTCTGTAACCATGCAAGAATGGGAAGGGATGCGACTACAAGAATACGCAGCCATTCACCTCAAAGTCCCTGAATCCGGCACTCCATGGCTCGATGAGATGATTCAGAAGGCGAGGAGGGATGAGTTTGCTAAGGCAGCTATGAATGGTATAATTTCAAATCATCAGTTGATGTATAATATAGATATGGCCTCTAAAAAACACACTGTAGACACAGCTTTAATTGTTTCGGAAACTGCTCTTTCTCTCGCAGACGCCTTAATTAAAGCAGCAGATGAGGGGATAGGGGAGAAATGAAAACACTCGATGAATTTTTGGATGAGATTGAGAAGAAAAAATTTTGCTTTTCTAACTCTCAATGTTCTGAAGAGAAAGATAAACTTATTAAAATTAATAGAGAACTACAAGCTTTTATAAATCTTAAAAACTCTAGTACAGTATGGGTTTCTTATTCAGCTCATCTTAAGAGAATCGATAAAATCTTGAATGAAGGGGATGGGGAATGAAGGCAGATACAATATTATTTTGCGCTATGTCGATTTGCTTATTTATAGGCTTTGCTTTGGGATTTTGGCAAGGAAAGCTAACGTATGGAAACAAAATCGCCATGCTCGAAAACAATCTGATGGCGTGTAATGGGGTGAGGAAATGATATTTGGCTCTCAATTTATTACTGAACTTTATAAAATAAATTCTATAAAACCAGAAAGCAAACCAATGAAAAAGTATAGATGTAAGATTGATTGTCCGGGATTTAAGAAAGATCAAATTATAACTGACTCAGGCTTTTCATATATGGGCTTTCAAATTATAGACTACCCTGATTGCTTTGAACCTCTCCCCGATCGTTGGTTGCCTGAAGAGGGGGAAGAATATTACACAATAATGTCTAGTGATTTTATGCTTCAGGTTACTTCAACAAATTGGTGGAACTTTGAACCTGATCAAAGGCTTCTAGAACAAAACCGTGTCTTCCGCACCAAAGAGAAGGCTAAAGAAGTTTTAAAGAAAATCTTACAAGTATTAGAAGAAAATAAAGAGGTTTAAATGGATAATATACAAGATATGCAACCTAACTTTAGAGATGAGCAAGGGAAATTATATTTAGTACATTGTTATAAATGCAACAAAGAAAACTACTCAATAGCAGTAGCTTCTGGGCAATGTGCTTGGTGTGGTTACAAAGAAGATTCTAGCCCTCAAACTTCCGAGTCTGAGGACATTACATCCTAGAATGGTCGCGCGACTAGCTCAGTGGTAGAGTCTATGACTATATAAGAGGACGCTCTTTTAGTTACTGCCCACGTTCGATTCGTGGGTCGTGCATAACAATTAAATGAATGTGAGGGTGTAGAGTGAAGTTATTGTTAATTCCAGCAATCGTATTGATGATTTATATTGTTTGGGCAACCAAACCAACATTTCCAGAAGTAAAATGTTTAACGGGTTGTGGAAAGGTAATATTTGCGAAGAACTCTTTTCCGCTCAGGTCTACTCTTTTACATTATCAGTATGTTTATGGCTTTAATTGCGAACAATGTGCTGAAAAAGACCCAACTTGTTTAATCGGAATATGTTCCATGCCATTATGGAAGAAAGTGATCGTGTAGGATGGATATACTAAAAGCTTTTGGCATATGGTTTATATGTGCTGTGGCTGCAATTATAATTATGTGTTGGGGAATAAGTGTGGGTCAAAATAAAACTTATGAACGCTGCATGAAATACTTCGGTAATCAAGGCTATCCTAACAGCTATTACTGCAAACTGTTTGTAGGTGAAATTAAAGCGAGGGATGAGGAATAAGATGCACATCGGAATACTAAATTATAAAGAAGCCCCTAGAATCTTAGGGAGACAGATAGCTAATAAATCTTTTTATGAAGCTCTCTTTAAATACAAGGGCGAGCACAAGGTAACTATCCTAAACCCTGATGAAATAGATATCCCTTCATTCCTCCTAAAAGAACCTTTAGACGTACTTCATTATTCAGGCCCTGATCTCTATAGGGCACTATCTTTAAAGGCCTATAACCCTAAGCCAATGGCTGTGACTGGGATTACTCACACGCTTGGCCATGCTCCGTATATGGAGTGGTTACACCTTACGCTACTTGCTGGGATAGCCGAGAGTGATGCTTTGATTTGCACGAGTAACTCTGCTCAACTAGCTATTCATAAAATGTTGGATAGCTTTAATTGTAGTGAATCGATGGCTCTTCCAATCATCCCCCTAGGCATAGACTCTAGTGCCTACTTTAAAGCATCTAAAAAAGATGATGTGATTCGACTGCTCTACTTAGGAAGGCTCTGTAAATATACGAAGGTAGATTTGTTTCCTCTTTTAGAGATGGTGAAAGAGGTAATGGATAAGACAGACAAGAAAGTGGAGCTGTCATTAGCAGGAGCTGACACTTCAGATTACCATAAAGAACTAACTGATAAAATCACAAGGATGAATTTTAAAACTCCAGTACGGTTTCATTTAAATATCCCCGATGAAAGAAAAAGACATTTATTAAGTAAATCAGACATCCTCCTAGCCCCTTCTAATAACACTCAAGAAACATTTGGACTCTCATTACTCGAAGCTATGGCTTCTGGCCTTCCCATCGTTGCTTATGACTGGAGTGGGTATAGGGATATTGTGCAAGAGGGAGTAACTGGCTTCTTAATTCCTACAACTATTAAGCCAAAAGGTGAAATCTTACCTTTTCAGTATGACGCAATTAATCAAAGAGATTTTTCTACATGTGTAGAAGTAGATAAAGAAGAGTTTATAAAGAAAACTTTATGGTTAATTGAAAGCAAGGAAGTTAGAGAAAATATGGCTATTCAATCCTTGCTTCAAATTAAGCATTTTGATTGGTCTGCCATAATTCCTAAATACATAAAACTCTGGGAAGAACTCTGCTCTAAAGCAACACCTTCTACATCCAATTTAAAAACACTAGATTATTTTAAAGTATTCTCGCATTATGCAACTAAAATAGAACATTATGAATGACACACTACCTAAAAACTGTGCCCGCACTATTAGCTGCCCTCGTCCTGCTTATAATCAAATAGGTTTTAAATGGTTTTGTGCAGAGCATACTAGCCCTAAGGTAAAAGCCTCTAAATACAATAAATATATCTCTAGTCAGCACAGAGCGACAGGGAGCCGGCGCTGTAACCCCATGAAGGATTCGCCTCTAATAGACAAATATACTTTAAAAGTTCTTGAAAATTTGAAATAATATCACAGAGTTGAGAATATATAAGACAATCAACATCTTGAGTTAAAAGTATTTGTTTTAAATTAGGCGGGCTAGGTTTTGGGATTTTTATTTCTATTAACTTTGCCTGAGAGCAATTGGGAAGCAAGATCACGAGAAAGAGAAGTAGTAAGTTTAAGTGGAGGAATTTCCTCACTGATCCTCGTCGCCTTTTGAATGTAGTCATTGCGTTTAACCTCTTCTCTTTTAAGCGAATCGTTAAGGGTGTTAAGAGTAGCTTCTTTAGTACCGACGGATTTCGCGAATTTATAGAAAAAATAAAGGCTGATGAAAAAAAGAATAACAGCCGAAAGGGCTAAGTAGGTATGAAACATTTTATTTTACTCCTAGTTATTATTGTCTCCATAAGCACCGGTTCTTGCAATAAGAATCAAAACCCCTATGCAATTATAGCCTCCCCTCTAAATACAGAGTCTAGACTTTCCTTTGTGCCTGTAATCATCCAAGAAGCGTCGATCATGACAGCTAAAAGCTCCCACCTAGACGAAGCTATGGATTTCTGGAATAAATCGACTGGTAAGGCTGTATTTCGTTATGGAGGGGATAAATACCCAATAGAGTTTAGATTCGTAACAAGTATTGATATTATGGTAGGGGATGAAAAGGCTGCTGCCTTCTCGCTACACTTTGCTGATAAGTGTATTATTACAATGACCCGTAGAGGGCCCTCTAGAGACTATGACCCAGTCTCTACCTTAGAGCATGAACTAGGCCATTGCTTAGGCTTTGCTCATTCGTCAAATCCGGATTCAATTATGTATTATATAGTCGATACCACTCAGCATATTACTACTGAAATGCTTGCCTTAATGTACCCTATTTAGGGTCCATCTTAGGGTCTGAAGTAGGCTTATTCATTGCTAAAAATTGCATAACTCTAGCAATAATAGAATCATCCCATTTGTTAGGAGTAAGTTTAACAATAATAGAAGCTGCGGTAACTACAGAAGAAGCTGCAATCCACAAGTCAGACCAATTCACCCGGATAAAGTCATATGCACCCATTATCTCCCCCTTTTCACTGATTTTTTAGTTTTTTTTTACGTCTGTTTTAATCTCTTTTACGTCTGCTTTTAATTCTAACAACAACTCTTTGTAAAACCTAGCTTCTTCTTTAGTAGCAAAGATTTTATTATTTTCTTCTCTTTGCTTGTCTTGTTGAGCATACATAGCCGTTTGTATTTCCTGCCTAATATCCCCTAAAGCCTTGTAATAACTTCCTACTGAAGCAGAGAAGCTAATTAAAAACCCGCCTATCATAATCAAACTATTTAGGTTTAAGCCTGTCTTTAAATCATCTCTGCTCATTTAAACCCTCTTTCTCGCTTCCTCTAAATAAGCCCCAAATTGTACCCAAGGAAATATTCGCCCTGGATCGGTCTTTCTAGAAGGTGCGATCTGGTCATGCCCTACAATTCTATCATCGGTGATAGCCTTAAAGAAACCCTGAATATTAGCCACTAACTTAGCTAAGGTAATGATCTGAATATCAGGATATTCGTCTAAGCCGTCATTCTTATTTACAAGCTCAATACCAATAGAGAAGTTGTTGCAGTCAGGATCACCCTTCCAGTCCGACTTTCCTGCATGCCATGCCTTTTTAGACTCTTTAACGAGTTGAACAACTTTTCCATCTTTTCCAATTAAGTAATGAGCAGAAACTTGAGACTTAGGATTGAGCATCCAAGCCAAAGCTCCCTCAAAAGAATCACTTGCCGTTGCATGAATGACTACCATGTCAATTCTTGGGCCCTTACGAAGGGACTGATTTGGAGATTCTTTATATTCAATCATTTAGCGCCTCTCTGTATGTATGTGCATGCCACTACCTGCATCATGAATTAACGCTTTTAACTTAGGGTTAGATCTTGCTGCTTGCATGAATTTGGCTAAATCAGCTCGACTCAAATTCTTTAAAGAAAAGTCCGCAGCGTCTGATAAGCCATTGTTAAATATATGTTTTGAATTTGCAACGCCCCCTACTTCAGCGTTATGTTTTGCTGTTCTGCCAGAACTAGATAAGAAAGGGTTTACCCCTGTTTGCTCGATAATAGCCTGTAATTCTTGAGCAAGTTCTGGAGAAAGAGAGCTTGGATCAATTCCTGGTTGTGCTCTAAATGTAGGTTGAGACTCTGCTACATTCCCAGCCGATTCTATTGGAATATTGTATTTGCTTTCAGGTTCTTCCATTCGAGAGATCTCTTCAGCAGCGAGAGGAGCAACCTTAGATCCTTTAGAAACACCTTTTAAAAGCCCCTCTAGGCCTCTAGCGCCTTGTTTGATGCCTTGGGCTGTCGTACTAGCCCCCAATACTGTATCTAGCCCTAAAAGCTTTCTAATTGCGTCAATGGGTCTGGAAAGGTCTGCGTTAACCGCAGAAGGTAAATTTTGTTGAGTGCGTGCTTGTTTTTCTTTTAGAGCATCCCTGAGCTTTATTTGGTAAGACATCTCTTTGTTTAAATCTCGGACAGGGTTCGCCCCTTCTGGAGTTTCAAACGGTGCTTCAATTCCTTCTTTTAAGCCTCTAGCTTTAGCTAGATCCACTTCCTTAGAAATAGGATTATTATCCTTCATGTAAGCATCAGCTAGCTTGCTATTAATGTCTTCTTTGGCAGTTTCAGCTTGGAAAATATTATATTCTTCTTCGCCTGCCTTAAGCTTAGCAATTCTCTCATCAATCTGAGGGACTAAGTGCTGCTCACTTGGGCGATTCAGGGCTCTTTTTCTAAGTTCTTCTAATTCAGTGATTTCTTTAGCCTTAGAAATAGGAGCAGGGCTTGAGCCTTCTGCAAAGTTTTCTCTGACTACTGTAGGTTTAGCGCCTTCTAACTCAGAGCCACGAATTTCCGCTCTATTTTTAGCCGCAATCTCTTCAGGTGTTCCACGGCCTAACGGAGCTTCCGAAGTACGTGTTACAACATCATCAGGGCGCATAGCTGTAGAAACAGATTTAGGACGTCTTTTAATAACTCTTTCAGGATAACCCGTTTCAGTAATAGCATTGTCGCTTTGGCTAGATAAAGCTTCATCTAAACCGGCTAGAATATCATCAGTACTTGCTTGAGTAGGAGAGTCTACGTAAGTAGCTCCTTTTGGAAATTCAACGTCTTTAGGAGTGTTGTATCTTTCAAAGTGCGTAGCTCTTTCAACTCCTTTTTCTTTAATAGTATCGTCTGCTCCTGTAAGAAGAGCTTTTAGTCTTCCGAACACTCCACGATCATACATTTGTTGCCCTAAAGTTCCGGCATCTTTTTCAAGCTCATCTCTCATAGTAGGAACGCCGCGCTTAAGAACAGCGTCATACAAACGACTTCCCACACTCTTAGCGGCAGGCATTACTTTATCAGCTAGTTTTCCGGCCCCCGCACCGACCAATTCTCCAGCTCCACCTAATGCAAAATCTTGAGAAATTCTGCTAGCGTCTGGAGCTACTGCTTGCTGAACTCCTGTATTTACAATGCCGCCTCTGCCCACTGTACTTGCAATATTATTTAGCTTACCTGCGCCTGCTGCTGCTTTTAAAGCAGGGAATAATTTTGTAAGGGCACCTTCTCCGCTAAGGTACAAAGGAATCTGTGCCGCAATCTCTGATCCTGTAGCAGTCATAGGAGCGTTTTTATCAATGTTTTCAATAATCCCCTTTTGCTTACTAGCTCTTTCATCGTATTGAGCATCTACAGCAGCTTTTGCTTCTTGATGTGTTTTAGTATTATCAGGAGTAAAGACTGCTTTTAAGATATCTAAAGGGTTACGCAAAGCTGTTCCTACCACCGCAGAAGCTTTCTTAAAGCCAGGGTAACTCTTAGCCCCAGTTAAAGCCGCAGCAGCAACGTCTCCAGCTTCTTCCATCGCTGTTTTAGGCTTGGAGACTCCAGGCAAAGGAACAGCAGATGCAAAATCAAGCTGCACTCCTCCACCACCTTTTTTAGGTTCTTCTAAAGGGATTGCTGTTGAAAAATCTAGAGTGGTTGCCATTATGGAACTACCCCCAAATCGTTTTTACCATCTGTGTAATGCCATTTCCCGTCAGAGCCTTTGACTTTATGAGTTGCCCCTTTAGGTGCTGAAACTCCAGTTTGAGGCGTGCTTGGAGAGCTTGATATATTTTCCTTAGAAAACTTCCCTGTATTATACCCAGCATTACCAAGCGAACCTAATTGATTGTTGTATTTGTTTTGAAGTTCTGCCTTAACATTTTCTAATTTTAGAGCTGCTGACTTTGGGTCATTTTCAACTTCAGCCAAAATCTTTTTATATTTTTCTTCATCTTCTTTTCTTAAAACCCCACCTTCAAAAGCTTTACCGACTATTTGTCTTACTAAATCAGTTTGCCCTCTAATTTCGTTAAAGTCTGCATCCCAAGGATTTAGAGCTTTTAATCTGCCTATAATTGGGCCCATTTGATCGGCTTTTCCTTTAATAGTTGTACCAATCTTATCAATAGACTGTATTCCTGATTGAATATCACCCAAATCAACGGCTGTTTTTGCTGGCAAACGCTCCCCTTGTTCTTTTAAAGAAGAAGCTAAGCTTGCGGCTTGTGCTTTTAATAAGTCGGTTTCTGGTCTAGACTTGTAATAATCTGCTTGAGCACCTTTTAAGCCTATTTCAGCATCGATTTGAGGCTGTGTGTCTTTACCTTTAAATCTTAAAAGAGTTTCCAAAGCAGTAGGTTCTATTCCTCCTAACTGTGAAGACTCTTCCGTAATTGTTGGATGCGCTCTTTTTAAAGTATCTGTCGCTAGATTATTATCGAATTGTTGCTGCTTTGCTTTTTCAGCAAGAAGCTTATCCCGCGTAAATCTGTCTGACGCTGCATTAGCGTAGTTAGTGCCCATTAGTAATGCTGCAAGTTCTCCTGCCATATTAAATCTCCCCTATTAACCGCCGGTTTGGAATGCTGCCATTCTTGAAGGTGTCATGAGTGCGTCTAGGTTCCCTTGATCTCTCACAGCGTTATCTGCTGAGTCTGCCTGCACCTTATTGATTAAACCTAAGCGTCTTAATTGATAATCTTCTAACCATTTCGCAATATCGTTTGTTAGTGTGGATCTCTTCTCTTGAGTATTTTCTAACCATTCGCCTGTTGCGTTACGCAGTCTGTTTTGGTCTAAGTTAGAGGTAATATTAAACTGTCTGCCTTTTTCATTTTCAGAAATAGCATTTTGCAAGGCTTCTAAATTAGTCTTTCTAAAACTCTCTTGTTGATCTCCAGCCTTTAACCCACCATTCAGCACATCATTTAAATTCTGCTGAAACTGCTTGTTACGCTCAATAGCATTCTCAGTATCAATGTTTGAATACTGGTTAAAAATATTTTGATTCGCTTGCTGGTCAAACATTTGATCTGCGTTAAAAGAAGCAGAGTCATTGAGTAAGCCCATACTTGCTAATTGTCGTCTTGCAGCAGCCTTCTGAGCTTCTTTAGCAGAGTTTACCTGCTGAGCAGCCTTCACCTTCATTGTTTCTTGCACAGAGTCAGGAATACCAAAGTCTCCCGCTGTCATATTCATTTTTCTAGTTAAAGCATCATTTGCAAAAGTGTTTCCTGCATAAGTTTGATTTGCTAAATCTGGAGCTTGGATACCGGGGCCTTGTGTATTCGTTGCATAGTTTGGATCATTTACTTGTCCATTAGCACCTACACCAAAGAAGTTCGTTAAAAGTTCATTTTGAGAATAAGAGTTTTGAGGAGTAGGAAATTCAAAAGGAGTCCGCTCAGAAGCAACATAAGCAGGGTTTACGTTCCCAGGCAAATTTGTTCCTGGAGCCACTCCTTGCGGTTGAGTCCAATCATAAATATTACTGCCTGAGCCTGTCCCGGGGTTATTTACTTGCCCTGAATTGTCTGCTGCTGCAGATCCTCCCGGATTATACTTTCCACCATTAAGCTTAGTTTGAACTGGTGGAGGAGTAGGCGCTGCCACTGGAGCAGTAGACGCAGGGGGCTGTTGAGGCCTTGAAAAAGTGCCATAAGACTTAGTGGCTTGCGTCAATGTTGGCTGATAAGGCATTAAAAGCCTCCAATTCCAGGTTGAGGCGTTCTAGGTCTACTCATAGCTGTGGGACTGACTCCCGTCATGCTTCTGGTAGTATTAGAACCAAAGCCTAAACCGCCAGTAGTATTAGAACCTAAAGAATTAGACCCTACAGGGCCTGAAGAAAGAGAAGATGCAATATTATCTGCTGTTTGATTTTGTTTCTGCATGCGCTCTTCATCTCTTCCACTTCTTCCGCCAGCAGAGGCAACCATGCCAATCGTTCCAGCGACACCAGCTATAGCGCTAATAATAGGAGCAATCGCAGCTAAAGGGCCCATTCTTAATCGTTGGTACATAATTATCCCCTCATTGAATTAACATATCGGTTTTGACCAAAGGCTGAAGGACTAGGACGACTTGTGCTTAAACCAGGAAGTGAATTGCCCCCAGAACTTAAAGAAGGCATAACATTGCTTGCGTTGTCCGTAGAGAGTTGAGAAGCATAGTTGCCCAAGCTTGGCTCTCCTGAACTAGGAGCATGGAGAGGATTCTTATTTGACCCAAAAAGCTTGTCTAGTGCGCTAGGTCCTCCGTCTGGACCTTTGCCCCCAACCGCAGTAATCCCATTACTTACAGCCCCTAGTATTGGTGCTATCTTAGCGAGTACGCCCATAATATCCCCTCTCTTATTCTTTTTTGTATTTACTTAAAATATTAGCAAAATTAGGAAACTTATTCAATTCATTAACCACTTGAAAATACTCTTCTTTACTTAAAAGTAGTTCACCCATTTCTCTTAAACCTTCCCAGCATTGATCAGCGCATTGCGTCACATAAGAGCCAACAGCTTGAAATCCTGGCTTCTCTGAAATGTTCTTAATTATAGCGCCCACAAACTCTCTTGATGTTGCAGGAATGTGGGTTTTTTCAGTCACCTTTACTTTAGTAAAAAAACAAAGCTCGGAATGTGTAATTCCAAAGTGACAGGCGTCAAAATCTGCTGAATCAAAGTTGCATAAAGATAAATGACATTCTTTAAATACTGAACTTTTCATTGAGCTATGTACAAAATCACTCGCTTTAAAAACACAACGTTCCCACTGGCTCTCCCCAAAAGAAGCCAGCGAGAAGTTGCAGGCAATAAAACAACAATTGATAAATTTAGTCTTATTAAACAGGGTTTGAATAAACATGCAGTTAATGAAAACAGTGTTTTCGACTACCGTGTCCATCAAATCCTGATAAGAAAAATTTTCGTCTGTTTTCTTTTCCATTTAAGAATTAAAATTTCCTATAATACTACGCGTTGCGTTATTTTGACCGCTTCCAAGTATCGTCGCTGGACCTGTAGTCGTATCAAACCGAATGCCCCCACTAGGAACAACTAAACCCATTGACGTGGTGACGTTATTTATTATCTGAGCATAACCTGTTGGAAAATTTGAATCTGACACTATAGCTAAAGGTAGAGATAACACTAAAGGAAATGCGCCTGCTCCAGCCGTTCCACCAACAGTATTTCTAAAGTCAAACCTAGCACTTACAGCTCCACGCCTATCGATTTTATAAGTATAAATATTTGAGCTTGTGTAAGTAGGAGCCGTTCCAGCGCCAGCACTAAAATAAGATCCAACATCAGCACCATTTTGAGAAATAGGCATGGTATAGGTTTTATTTTCAAAGGCGTAGTTGAGAACGCCCCCTTTAATGTCGGACAAAGTTTGAATAGTCCAGTCGTCCCCTGCTGTCTTAACAGCTTCAACAAATCCTACAAAGGTACAGGGTCTTCCTGCATGACTTGTGGTCACATCGTTAGTCGTCCAAGCAAAAACATTCAGTTCATTAGGGGTAGCAGGAGGGTTATTTGCATAACCTATCCCTGTAGGGCCTGTAAGGCTTGTCAGGTTAGGTTTTCTTGATAAGAACAGACAAGGTGTGCTCCCCGCTGAATCTGTTGCCATATAGACAAACAAAGGCATATTAGAGCCCCAAGCTACTGTTGCTGTAGTTCCCCAAGGAGTGCCCGTGCCTGCATCTAAAAAGTAACTGTCTGCTGAAGCCGAGTCTTGAATTAAGCAATAATCTACTGAAGTAAAAGTGCTTGTTACCCAATTTCCATTTGTGTCGAGTCTTCTAATATAAACAGGGCGAGTAGGTGAGGGGACTAAACCGTCTTCGTTTTGTAGTCGTAAGACACCCGCTGTTAAATTAAATCTTGCGTTTGAAATATAGTTTGGAGATCTTAAGTCCACCGCATTACCAAAAGAAGTGAAGCCGCTAAAATTATTTGTGCCTGTAAATGCGTTGTTTGCGGCAGTACTGACAAGTTGCCCAGCGCCAGCGCCATGCACTCCAGTGGTTGCAATTTCATGAGCATCCGCCCAGTTCTTCACGTCTGAGAAATTCTGGTTAAATCTAGATGCAAAAATGATAGCGCCAGGACTAAAAGTCCAAGTGATGTTCATTGGCATGTGATAATTCCTTCTTTAATTAAATCGTCAGTCATATCGAGTAGATTTACTAATTTTAAATCTTCCTCTAAGAAATCCATTGGACCGCAATTATATTTTTTATTCTCAGAAATAACTCGCCTCTTAAAAGACTCTCTGCCTTCTGTGTCGTCTTCCCTTAAAAGGTTAGCTAAACATTTCGCGCAAACAGGAGTTGCGTAAGCCATGATTCGCTTGCCGTCGGATAAATGAGCGTCAATCATTCTATAATCTAACTCAGGCACTACACAATTACCCTCCGCCGTCATTTTACCATCTTTAGAAATACTTAAAATTTGTTTGTCGCATGAGTAACAATTTAGCATTTTATCCCCATATTAAAATAGTTGCCGTGACCCCTGGGGTATCACACCTTAAATAAAGCCTTTGGGCAGTGTTTGTTTGATCGCCTTGTCTAAACAGCGCATAATTGTTTTGGTTTAGGATAACATAATCGTTTACTACCCTTCCTAAATTATGCACGATTGGATAATCAAAGTCTGCTTCTGTAAACAAAACATTACGAATTATTTTACCTTGCAAATTGTCACCGATCACAAGCCTACCATCGACCATGTCCATAGTTTGACGAAGTAAGATCGCTGCATTTTGATCTTTAATTGCGTTGGTATTGGCTTGGAGTCCTATCTTCATGGAGTCCTCCTATAACCAGCGTCTAAAAATCTCATGGTCCAGCCTTGCCAAAGGATACGGTCTTCTGCTTGGCCAACAGTCCAAGTAAAAGAAGGGCATATTGTGTAGAATGGATTAGCGTTGCAGCCCGTGTGAGCAATCAAATCACCTTCGGATGCAAAGTGTGCGGAATCAAATACAGAGACATCAAATCTTGAATCGCCAAAGCCGTAAAAGTTTACAGGAACAGTGATGCCGCTATTTGCTCCGTCAATGTACCAAGTGCAAGTTGGCGTTCTTTCATAAGGTGGAGTAACTGAGAAAACAGATATAAAGATATCCCGCATTCTCTTTTTAGAAACAGGCTTACTATCGTATTGATCGGCCTGCCTATAGGTACAAACAATAGGATTTTCTCCGTCGGAGTAGCCGGTGTCTAATTGCCTTAGTTCGCCTTGTTGCCCAAAAGTAAAAATATTATCATTTAACGAAACAGCATTTATCGATTTAAAGATAAATCTTGCTTCTAAGGCAGACCAAGTCACCCAAGAGCCCACTGTCTTCTCTAAAGAATCCTTTGTTGCATAACCTGGGTAGTAAGAAAATGTTCGGGTATAGAGCTGCGTTCCAATATTATTAACAGTCGGAATAGTCCAAACCATCGATTCAATATTGTTATTTGAATAATAAATACCTGTCACTTTATAGATATTGGGAGAGTAAGCGATCTTTTCGTTATCTCCTCCATAAAGCAAATTATTGATATTCCTAGAGATAATGACAGACATGTTTCCGTCAAAGACTCTAAAGCCGTCATGCGCCAGGTAATAGAGGATGTTATCTTTAACGACTACTGAGTTTCTAGCAATCACTCCAGAGTCAGTGATCTTTTTAGAAATAGTGTAACTGGTATCATCCCCGCTTCTAACGTAAATCGATCTTTCTTTGGCTACTGCTAAATCGGTATAACTTGTTAGCGCAATAATTTGCGTCCCGTCGTCTGTTTGAAATGCGTTTGAGTTTCTTTGTGACTGAGAAAAGCTTTCAAATTCATTTAAAGCAGACCATGCTAAAGTTCTACCATCCGAACCAAAGACTATATCTTTATGAAAAGCTAAAATTGTTAAGGCATCAGGGGGAGGATCTCGATCAGTGCGGCCTTGTTCAAATAAAACTACAGTGCTGTCGCGTTCATCATAGGTAAAAATAGTGGTCGTATTGTCTGGGATAATTCCTGCCAAATACCACTGCCCACCTACTTCTACATAGACGTCCCTTGCATTTACTTGAGGGTCTGTTGAAACAGGGATTGCTGTTAAGTCAATTGCTTGAGCTGCTACCGTTATGGGTGCAGAAATAAGGCCCATACTAGAAACTGAGCCAGGATCAATAGCGTCTACTGGAGTTCTTCTAAAGGCAATTCTAAATCTATATGTACCGTTTGGGTTCCCAGCAGCCCCAGCAGCAAGAGTAGGTGCGGTTGTAGGTGCAACTATACCCCAGCGGTAAACGTTCGTCATATCGTACTTTTGAGGCGTAGTAAGACCATCCACAAAGCACATCCAGCCTCGGGCAACAGTGACGTCCGGAATTACACCCGGAGTCAGTCCACCATAAATAATAACAGGACCAGCGCCAGTGTAATTATATACATTTCCATCGATTCCAAATCCTATTTTTTGTCTCGTTGTTACTCCGCTTACAGTACGAACAAACTCTAAACCATAAACAATCTCAATCCCTAGGCCATCATCTATAAACTCTTGGCCGCCTCTATCTTGAAAGCCTCGCTTAACCAAAACAATATTATCAGCTATTAAAGCTTGATTGCCATTCTTACCATAGCGATTCGATTGCGTGTTTAGACCTTCAAAATTTTGAAAGTAATGGACTGGCTGTTTAGTTTTTACCTGTTCTCGGGCCATAATTAATAAGTTTCAACACTCAATTGATTCGTTCCGCCTCGAGGTTTAATATATTTAGCAGTGCTTTCTAATAAAAAGCCCAAAAGCTTTTCGTTAGACATATAATCCCCGGTTTCTTCCTTATCCTTCAGCTTACGCACTGCGTATTGAACCACTAAGGTTCTGAATATTGGCTTTAAAGGGGGAATATCTCCGTCATTTTCCATTTCAATAGGGTCTTGAACTGTATAAACACTGACTTGAAGATCTTGAGAAGGCCTAGGAACTACAATCAGAGTCCTATCAACAATAACGTCATAGAAATAGGTTCCATTAGTCCCGAAATATTGATTTGTAGAAGTGTTCAGCATGTCTCTAAACTGCTCGTCATGCCTATCCTTATAGTAAAACATATTCTGAGAGCTTGCATCAAACTGAGCGTTAATGCCTGTCCCTACCGAAGGGACAATCTCATCCACCCAAGCAAAGTTATTGTCTAAGGTATAGAAGTTAGTACTTGGCCTTAAAATTATTACTTCTGGAGTTAAATTAAAGAAAAAACCAATATTAGAAGAATGCAGCAGCTTGTAAATTTCCCAAACTCCCTCATTGATTGCTACACCGATTTCAGTAGAAGAAAAGAAGGTGTCTGTAAAATCGGCTAGCCCTTCTCTAACTCTATCCTTTAATTGTCCAAACGTTGCAAAATCTGCCATAATTATCTCCCATACTTAGCTAACTCTGCATTAGTAGGTACACCTATCAAACTCGATTTAGGCAAAACATGATCTCTAAAATGCTCCCTGCCTATAGCGTTAATCTCTTCCCCGCCCTTTTTCTTGGCTTCTACTTCAAAGTTATCCCAATGATTTGAATTCTCATTCTCTACAAACTTCACGCGATCTTCCGAATTCACTCCAAAGCGTTTCATGTCATTACATTCTAGATGCTTAAGCACATTCCTTAGAACAACATCTTTTTGCTCCATCATCCAAACTTCAATAGGCGTACAAGCAACGACTTCTTTATTAGCGAGGGCTTCTGCATACACAGAGCCCTTTGCTAGTAACATTGCTTTTGTTTCAGGATCAGCATCATCCCATTTCGCTCTCTCAATAGACCGAGTCACATAATAATGACCCTGATTTTCAGAGAACCTCAGAGATAACCTTTGATCATAAGCACGGATTCTATTTTCAACGTCGGATTCATTCTTAGTAGATAAATAAGTTTTAGCGCCTCTAATCATACTTATTCTCCCATTAATTCACTGATTTCCTGTTTAGTCTTACGCACTTGCTTCACATACTTTTTTAAAGGCTTTTCAGGATCTACAGATAAAGCCACAACGTCAGAGGCTGAATCCCTAGACTTTTCAACCACTACAGGTTCGCTATACCCAATGGTACTCATGACATCGGCATCTTTTAAACGACAACTTACATAAACATCATTACCCGTAGAAACGACGTCCCCATCTTCGCTAATCACAGGATCGGTTAAGCCATAAGAAGCTTTCAACCCATGAGAGGCTACAACCGAAGGAAGTAACTTTCTACTCATAGGGGGAATTTCATATTCAGTAGAATCAAACTGAAATCTATGTACTTTTTTAGTTGGGTTTTCTAACCACTTAAATTCTGAACTCATTTTATTCTCCTCTTCCCCGCACTGGGGAGTTAATTAGATTTGTTCTAAATACTTTAGAATTATACTTCTCGACCAAAAACAATGACTCGAACTGTTAAAGCACTTAAATCTACAGCAGCAGTAACTTCAGTAAGTGCCACAGCACCACCAGCACCAGCACCTATAGTATGCGTATGAGTTTTTAATGCTGACCCTGTAAATACTTGAGCTGCAGCAGTTCCTGATAAAGAAACAACCGAACCAGAAGAGGTCACGCCTACAACATCATAAGCACCAGCGTCTGTTGAAGCAGCTCCTTGCACTGTAAATACAGCAGGGGCTCCGGTTACTGAAGTGTTGCCAATAATTAAATTAGGAGGAGTTGCCGCTGTTGCAGATACTAACCAATATCCACGATATTGATTTGCTCCCATTGTTTGGTTATCTGTTGTAGTAATAACCTGCCCTACTGCAGTTAAGCCAGTGCCTGACAAAACAGGGGAAAGTCCAGTAGCCGCACCGACATATGTTCCAGTCCCAGTAACAGCACTCGTTCCGTTTGTTCCAGCAGGAGTTCCGCCAGAAGTAGCGCCGGTAGTTCCACCCGCTCCGCCAGGAGCGTCTACAGAATAAGCCAATACCTTCTGTGTGGTTTGATCGAAGTCTAAAGCATAACCTGCAGCGTTAATAACCTGAGGATTAAAAAGACTGTCAATGTAAGTAAAAGGAAGACTAGACCCGACAAAACTGTCTCCACCAGTTGCGTAAGAAGCGGACATAGTTAGATCTGCTAACCATGCAGTGTTTGCTCCTCCAACACTTACTTTTTCAAAGTTTGCTAATGTAAAATTTCCCATATTTTCTCCTATAAAATTAAAGAAAAGGGGGAATGAATCCCCCTAAACTTATAAGCATCTGTTAACAAAAATAGATGCCACACCCGTAGAGTCAGAACCTAGCGCAAAGCCCATGACAGACATTGCTGCTACCGCTTCTGCCTGAGAATAAGCCCCAGAAGGTGCTAATGCAGAAACAGTTCCGGCAGTACCTACTGTAGGCACCAAAGCAAGACCAGCAGTCACTGTAGTAGCTTTTGCAGTAACTTGACCATGCACAACAATGAATCCGTATTGGTTTGCAGTGAAAGCATAAGGCGCAACACCCGCACGAGTAATGACTCCAGTAGCAGAAGCAGCTTGAGTCGCCACAGTGCTACCAGAGGCGTAAGAAACAACATCATTTACAGCAATAACAGCGTTAGTAGCCTGTACATATTTGTAAATAGTTCCTAAGCCTTCATCATTATAAAGAAGTGTTCCGATAGGAAATTCTTGAGTGGTAGAAGCTAAAGGTAAACCAAAAGCTCTTGTACCACCAAGCATTTTACCTTTTAGGCTCTGGATGTAAGGGAGTTCTCCCCCAACAGCAACATTTGCTGACATAATTAATCCTCACTTAAATTTTATTAACATCAAAGAAGGGGAGGTGAATCCCCTTCCAAGAGTTTAATTGTTAATTCCCTAATCTTAGAAAATATGATCAGGATCGATTGTCGCGGTGATACCATCTAAACGGAATCCAGAGTTAGGTTGACGACTCCAGAAGTTCTCGAAGATTCGGTAGTTCGCTAAGAATACGTCACGGTTAGGAATACGAGAAAGGATTGCTCCATCTTCGTTAATCCATTCACCTTCAGCATCCACAGTGCGAACCATCATTGGTTTATAGACACCAGTCCAATAACCATAAGCAAAGTCCTTAATAGGAATGATTTTGGTTTTGGTGTATTTCACTTCACCATTTAATGCTCCACCATCGAAACCGACATCTGGATGCATCTTGTCATCTAAGTAACGGAAATCTGCTTCACGAATACCTAAGTATTCACGACGCACAGAATGATCCATTAAGTAAACGTCAGGAGTATATCCAGACTTACGATCAGTAGCATCCAAACCACGCTGTAATTTCATTGCGGTAAGAATACCCACAGAAGGAATAACAGTGGATTTTAAGATTTGAACTGTACTTCTTAAGTTTCCGAAGTAATCGTTTACGAAAGTACCATCATCGATGATTCCCATAACACCCATTGGCTCGATATCGAGAGAAGACTCAACATCAGTACCGTTAGTGGTTCCAAGAACAATCAATGCGTTGTCAGGAGCTTCTGCTGCAGAAACTGGAGCAGTAAAGGTAACAGTATTCGCTGCGGTATCAAAGCTTTGTACTAAGCGTACAGCTAAGATAGCACCAGTAGACGAGTTACAAATCGCTACTTCCATACCAGGGTTTAAGAACCTTGGACCGTTAACGGTTCCAGCGAATCCGCCAGGACTATCAACGTTAATGGTTGCAGTGCTAGTTCCAGCTCCGTTTACCAAAGCTAAAACGCCTCGGCCATATCCGCAAATTACACGGTTACGGAAACGATCAATCGATTCTACTAGATCTTGGGTAACGTCTTCTAAAGCACGTCCGAAGGTAGCAGAATTTTTCATTGACTGTTTCATTACAGGGCCAGTGATTTGCACTGAACCATAAGTATAGCGTTTAGGAACATACAATTTCTTGTATTCAGGGCTTCTAGGGTTAGGAAGCATTCCGCCGTCAGTAACAGAGCGAACCGCAAAGTTACGATCGGTTTTAATGGAAGCAACTAACTGGTTACCACCAGAGTCGAAGCCTTCGATATCTTTAGTAAAAATACTAACGATTTTTTGTTTGTCATTTAATTGCGAAGTGATGATGTCTTTGTAATAATCATCTTTCATCGCGTTTTCAAAGGTGGACGTATCCACATTTTGAGTTTGTCCCATAGTCTATCCCCTATTCATCCCCAGAGCCTGCGTGACGAGAAAACAAATGCCCGTAAACTTTTGCTCGGTCTTCTGCACTTCTGGAATCAATGCGTTCGCTTTGACTCACTTGCTTTGCAGCTCCTCCGCCTTTTGTAGGAACGGGAGAGGCGACCTTGTTTGATTTGCGAAGTTTTTCTAGCACCTTTTGCTCAATGGCTCGATCTCTGGGCTCAAAGATTTTTTTGTTAATAAATTCAGAGACTTCATTTAAAACAGACATGTCTTTTTGCTCGAAGAACCTTTGCTTCCAATTAGGATTCACTTGCATCAGCATATCCGCGGCATAAACCATGAATTGCTTTCCTGCTTCGTCTTTAAATCCCATATTCTCTGCATGCTTAAAGCCTTCTGTCCGAGCAGTGTTTAAAAAGAATTGATCGTCACGAGCAGACTGTTGCGGTAAACCGTTTTCAAGCTGCTTCATGTGAGGAAAAAGTTTATAGAACTCTTCCTTGATCTCTTGCTCTTTAGCCTGCGCTTCAAATTTGGCTTTAGTTCTAGGATCTCCTATTGCTAAAAGCTGCTGTTCTCTCTGCGCGTCTCTTAAGCTTGTTAATTCAGATTTGAAGCCATGAATCTCACCGGAATACTTGGAATTCACCTCTTGAAGCTGTGCGTTTTGTCTACGCAGCTCTTCAATCTGGCTGGAATAATCAACCTGAGGTGCTCGTTCTTCCCTTGTGACAGTAGAAGTGTCTTGCTGGTTTGACTCTGGTGCTTCTGGTGCAGAGTTTTCTATCCCTGCATCAATTTGAAACTCTGTATTCTCTTCGCCCATACTGGGCTCCTTTCTTTAACCCGCCATTCTGACGGGGCTTGGTTGCTGTTGTTGCTGAGGCTGTTGCTGTTGGGGTTGTCCCCCTTTAGCTTGTAACTGAGCTTGCTGTTGCATCTGTGCTTGCTGGGCTTGTAGCTGCGCCATCATGTTTTGGTGCGCCATGATGTGCTGGTCAAATTCTTGTGCTAATTGTGCGTTTTGCGGAAGCTTTGCCCATTCAGAATACTTGTCCGACTGTCTGAAAATTCTGTGATCTTCTAAGTGTATGGGGTGATTGTCGAAAGTTTGAACAATAGGCTCAATATTATCGTTAATTAGAAAATAATGCTCTCTTGCAATATAGTCTTTGTCCGACTCCATGCCCTTGTTTAAAAACTTTAAATCAAAGCGGTTTAACAGCTCATACTGAACATTCGGAGGCATTTGAAAGATACCCATCTTTCCGAACTCTTCAATTAAACTGATTTCACTGGCTGTACTTCGGGGAGGAGCAGGCTGTTGGGTTTCAGCAATAATGTTTAGGTTTAAATCGTAGTCGCCTTCCTCAAACACCCGTAACTTAAAGCCACCACAGTCTTCTTTTACTGTATGATAAAGATCTACGGGCTTCGTCTGCTTCACGATCTTTAATAGCATATTTAAACAGTCAGCCCATTTGCTCGACCATTCAAAGAAGATGTCCCCATGACGTTCCTTGGAGCGTTGCATAGCCATTTCTAAGGCTCTTGCTGCAGGTAAGCCGGATGGAATTTCACCTAATAGTGCTTCTGTAATACCTAATAAGCTTTGAGTGTCTCGGTCTATCTGTCTTAACCAATCAACCACAATAGGATGAGGAGCAACACCTGCAATCATTTCAGGTTTGAGTACTGAGTTTTGAGAAGCAGAAACTCTATTGTAGAAAATGCTGGTTCCGGGTTCACCGGAAAGAGCGGACACTCCACAATCTTTAGGCAATAACCAATGGGGTGACGCCATTCGATAAATAGCGAGTTCAATAAAGGATTCTAGTTTATTGCGTTGAATCTGCTTTGGAATGGCATCATCCATCGGTGTACGACCGTGGCAGTTTTTAGTTCGCTGCTTAGCTCTTATCTGTATGACATTCTTAAACTTTTTACCTTCTTCGTCATGATAGGGAAGAGGGCCTTTATGCACAATAACGTTGTCATTCACTAAGAATGCGTTAATTCCTTCTGGATAATTCTTACATGGGTCTAGCCAAAATTCCACAAGATTAGCGCGATTGTTACCTCGAGTACCGTCACTGATAAAATAACCACTATTGCCAAACTCACCACTAGTTAATCTGGTTAAGCTCCCTGCATAATATCTTGAAATATCACCCGATATTTGTTCGCTAGGCGCAATCTTTTCTGCAAACTCTGGATAGGTTTCTTTAAGCTTTCCAACATCATAACTTCTTTCTCTTAAAAAGAAACTAGACTCTTCAGCCGAATCCGATTCCTCATCCATGTAGCACTCAAATGTCGACGCTACTTCTACCACTAGCTTAGGAATTTGAGGAGTTTGTGGCTCAGGGTTCATCTGTTCGAAATTTTGTAATTGTTGCCCTTCTGACTCTTGCACAGGGCTCATGCTCTCATCATAAGGCTTAGCCTGATCTGGGTATTCAGTTGCATTGCCTTTGTTGAATAGAGGGCCTAATAGTGCGCCTAAGCCTTGCCCTAGAGGGGGAGGAGCAGGGGGTTCTTCACCGCTCATAATGCTAAACATGCCTTGGAGTTCAGGAGGGACATTTATTCCGTCCATTCCTCCACCCATCCCTTGCATCGGATCTTGAGCAGGTTCGTCAATTGTTTTGCCGTTCAAAATAAGTCTTGGAATTAAGAACACTTCCCCTTGTCTAATAATCTTGGGAGCAGCGGATCTTTGGGCTTTACTTAAATCTACTGTTTCTTTAATGGCTTCTGTTAAGTCGTTAGCCGTCTCCATCTTAATTCTATCAATAGTAGAATTACTATTAAGAGGCCTGTAAGTGATTTCAACTGGAACAGAAGCTAATAAAGAACTAAATACATCACAGTAGCTAGCAAACATGTTGGTGACAGGGGTGGGAGTAGACTTCTTTAGCCCTATCTCTCTCCAACGCTTCAAGCCTTTATCAAAGGTTATCCATTGAACCCCATTGTAGAAGAGTTCAGATCTAAACCAATCTCTTGCAAGCTTTTGTCTTTTGGCTTTGGAGTTAGATCTTTTAAGTAAGATTAACGAACGCAAGGTGTCATCCGACCAAGGGTCTTTCCCTGCTAAATCATCTACGGAGGGATCTAGCGTTGCATTCGTTCCTACGTTTGTAGTTGCCGATTCACTCACAAGTCACCTTCTCCTAAACCATTGAATTGACTAGTAATTTCTTTAACCATCTCGTCATCCTCTACAAACATCCCACTCACTTCTTCTTTTACTTGCTGTTTAGAGGGAGTGTAGAATTGTAAAAATGTTTTCTGGAACGTTTCTTTTTGATTCATCTCATGCTCAAGCTGTTTCTTAAGCGTTTCAATTACTTCCACCTTAGCGGCTAACTCTGCCTCTTGATAAGCCATGCGCTGTTTAAGAGAGAGGATAAGTGAGTTACTTTCTTTAAGTTCATTACTTTGCGAATGAACCACAGCTTCTAATTGCTTAATTTTAGATTTATTAAATAAATCCATTAACCAACCCTCGCCGTGTTATAAGAGTAAGCAAAATCAAATGTTCCAGTTGTCATTGTATCTAAATTTGCGCCGGTAGAATTAGCTATAGCATAAACATTTATTGCCGCTGGCTGTCTTGGTATAATACCAGAATTCTGATTAAGTACTGTGGAATATTCAGGAGCTAAAGCTACTAAACCATCACAAACTATTCCTAAATTAACAGAGCCAAATCTTATATCTAAGTCAAGAGTAGTGACACTATCCCCAGCTACTTCTACATACACAGAACCGTCGATAGGTAGAGAATTTGCCGGTAATGTACCAATCTGAAATGTTGCATTAGTTGCACTAACTGCGAAGGCTGTGTAGGGAACTTGAACAACAACACAATCCCCTAAACCACTTTCAAATTCACCATTTCCAGTTCGAGCAATAATTCCGTTTGCTGTTGCACCATTTAAATTTGTTAAAATGTAGTCAGTTGAATTACCTATTTCTTGCTGACCGGAAGTAGTATCAACTATAATTGGAAAACCTGTTGCCATAAAATCCCCTTATCTAATTCCTCTAGGTGTAATCACAACATTCCCAGAACTAATAACCCCTGTAATCACCACGCGAACCACATCACCTGCAAAAGAACGTGCGGCTAAAGATGTTCTATAAGTAAATGACGTGAAATTATTATTAAGACCAGTCAGTGCCGTGGAAGGCATGATGTTGTTATTTCCCCCGCCATTGTTATTTCCAATATTAAGCGTGAGAGTTCCAGTCGCTGTTCCCGTTACACCTTCTAATTGAAAATCCCATTCAGTGGTTTTTACCCCGTCACTACTTGTGCTTGCTGGGAATGTATAAAGAACAGTTGTTGCTCCAGCGGTAGCGTCTACACTTAATGGTGGAAAAACTACTCCATAAGCTAAGTCTGTTCCTGAAGTAAGCTCTATGCTCCCAACGTCCGTCCATTCTTGTGCTGATTTTCCTAAAGCCATAATTTACCCTTTAATAAGATACAGTAATAGTATCCGCTGTTGTTGTTGCATCGGCTAAAACAAATATTGAAATCTCATCATCCACTTCTAAAACCTGCGGACTTACTGTAACCGTTAGAGAATTCCCATTTACGATAGTTCCTGCCATTGTCGTAGCAACTCCATTAAGATAGACCGTATAAGTGTCGGTTGCAGTAGCCCCATTTCCAGTTCTAGTTTTAATTGTAAATCTTGAGAATATCTCAGGTTTCTGCGCTGTATAAATAGGAACGCAAATATCAGAAATGCCTTGATTGGTTAACCAGCCTGAAGTTCCAGGAAGAAGACGCCCGGGCAAGGTAACGCTATCTGAACTTTTATAGCGCCAATCAGTAGCTAACACATATTCTGTTGTGGCTAAGGTTGGAGCTGTAAACCAAGACATCGGAATTTCAGGATTTCCACTAGTAGTATTTAATTGATTTAATACGGCTGCCTGACCGTTTAAGAAAAAGTTTTGACTAGAGGGAGTTGTGCCGCTAATTGTATATGTCCCACTTCCATCTACTGAGGTTGAAAAGAAAGCGTTGTCCGTTAGATTTCCAACTTCATCACAGTTAGCAAATTCCATCTGATTGTCTTGACCACCATCTAAGGTAGCTTTTCCAGTCATCAATATAGGCTGTTGTGCATTGTCTACAGTGAAAGCGTTTTGTTCGCCTAAAGATACATCTCCAGATTCAATTCTTATAAATGATCCAGATCCAGCCCCTGTTCCTGTGCAAGCAAAGGTAAGATTTGTATCAAACTTAATACTAGAATTATTTACACACAGCACAAGACCATCTACCATCCCTGTTAAGGTATAGTCGGTTCCTATATAAACAAAGCCACCATCCTCAACTTGAGCTAAACTTCCAACGTTACTTGCGGTTCCACCCGTTGTAGAACCTTCTAAAATAACCATTCCAGTAAATTGAGCCGAAACACAGGCATCAACTTGAGAGAATTGACTATTCCTTACAAAGACAATACCAGCCGCAGAAGAGATAGCATTCCCTGTTGAATCCCCCACAAAGCTAATTCCAGCAAAACGAATATTTCCTGAATAGCCTCTTGCAAATTTATCATTTTCATAAACTGTTCCACTACCTGCAATGATTGAGTTTGCAGGGACCGCTTCATCACCAATATTCTCAACAATGGTCCCTCCGTCCGCACTAGCTCTTCCTACTGAATTATAAGGGGGAAGCAGGTTCTCACTATATGTCCCGTTTGCTGCAATGATAGACCAAGTTCCAGGCAAGAAAGCAGACATTTCATTAATAGCATGCTGTCTTGTTGCCCAAGGGCCTACCGTTCCCACTCCAACTGTTGCGCTCGTTCCATCATAAGAATCCGAACCAGTAGAAGGGTTTACATATCTAATCGTTGTAGTGTTGACCCCTAAATCTATACCCTGTTCATTGTTTAAAATTTGTGTGGTTAAATCTCTTGAGAAGTTAGCGTTAGTTGCAACGCTTGTATCTGCTGCACCGTAAGGGACTAGACTTGGACTTAAGGTTAAGGGAGTTCCAGTACCTACAAGTACCCAGTCTCCATTGGTAATACCACCTTGAAGCTGCCAGTTTTCTTGAGTTGCTATAGTATAAGTATTAAAGCCATCTCCGCGAACAGAACTTGGGATTGCATCCCTAGCTGTCACATCCGCTACTCTTTCAAATTCACGCAATGGACCACTTGTTCTTAAATCAAAATTACTTGTAATCGTAATACTCATGGTAATCCTTAGTGATTAAATGTGTAACTAAATCCGGTAACAGTGGTTAAGTTGTTTTCTTCATAGACTTTGTAAGTTTGAGGAGTTCCATCTAAGCCGGTGATTGATACACTTCTTAAAGTCCAGTCGGCTGTTACGTTAAATCCGTTTTGATCAATGATACTTGTTAAGTTAGGGTATGAAGTAGGAAACGCATAATAAGGAACTTGGTTAGTAGCTGTGTAAGCTCTCGTGTAGTTACCATCGATGACAATAGCCTTTGTTAAAGCACCAATTTGAGCCCCAGTTAAACCTTGAGCGCCTACTCCGTAATAGAATGGGTATACATAGGTATAGTTTCTGCCATTTGAGTTTGCAGTGCTTGTGCCGTCACCTACAGTAGCTCTATAAACTTGAGTTCCTACTTGGCTTACTGCTACAGGAGCAGGTGGAGAGTCAGAATACGTTTCAATTCCACCATTAGGCAGAGGGCTTGCTACAGTATTGATTGTTGTAAACCCTGCACTATTAATATTTCTTTGGAAGATAACACTAGTAATAGGGTCAGCGCCACGCACAGTAGTGGCTGATAAGTTAATCGGCGTTTGCGCATTACCGAATTCGTACACTCCAGAACTAGGGGTAGAATTTAAAGAAACAGAAGGGGCTGTGTAAGGATAAAGTAATTGGTTCAATGTGTCTCCTACAGAGACTGGAGACGTCCCTAAATCAGTTCCTGCCGGAATACCTGTTCCCGGTAAATTTGCTCTTGTTACACCTTCAGGAGTGAATAAACCGCTACCTCCTCCTCCAACACCCGGCTGGGTTCCGTATCCTATAGACATTGTTAAACCTCTTCATAATATGGAGTGACGTCAATTGCTGTCACAGGTGCAGTAAGACCGTCCTTAGTCGTAGTAACGGCAATGGAGAAACCTAAGTTAAAGATGAATTGAGGACCTAATAGATAGTTTACAGTGCCATTCGCTTGAACGGGAATGACTAGGTCCGCAACGGTAGTCCCTAGGGTTACGTTTGCAGCTCTTGCATTAAATACTTGCACGTAAGAGATTGCAGCATTTGCAGTGTTATCTACTAAAGCTCCCCAGAAGTTATAACCAGGGACTGGAGTAGGAGCTGCACTTACATCTATAACCGTCGCTGTAGTGTTACGGAGTCGCCTAAAGGCAATAGGAGCAAATAACATAAAACCTCTTATTTATAAGTAGAGCTAGTTGAACCGGGACGAATTGTTTTTGGAAAGCTAATGCCACCATCTACTTTAGAGCGAGGGCCTTTAATCGATTGAACGTCGGAAGGACGGGCAGGACGAGTGCCTGAATTGTTAGTCTTCTTAGGGAAGGTGCCCTTGGCATCGTCGCGATCATTGTCGTTGGACATGATAAACTCCTTATTAAATTTGTATTTAGCTAAATTTAACAGAGAGTTAGGAGAATGACAATATATATATGGTCATGACAATATATTATTTAAGAAAAGAGTTTTCTAAGTCTAGCGAGGAGTTTAAATATACCCACTAACTATAATCAAAGAGCGTACCCTTAGTCTTACCCATATAAGACACTTCACCGTAAGTTTGATCTTGTTGGTTCTTCTTCTCGTTAGGCTTAGCGTATCTGGTGAATCTAGATACTGGTATCTCTTTTATAAAGTCAGGCTCTTCTTTAATCTTCTTCATGGGCCATTGTAGTAGGTAGGTGAATTGACTGAAGGCATCCGCTGCATCCCTCAGTCTATCTAGAGGGAATCTTATAAGCTGTCTTTCTAGCTTCTTCTCTTTGATATTGTCGGAGTGTCTTACCTGTCCGAATTGGTAGAAGGGGAATAGGGCTCTAATGCGCTTTTCTTTGTCCCCCCTAGGGAAAGCTGGGCTTACTAAGTAATAAACTCCCTCGGAGGCTCTGCGTTCGTTTAGGAGGGTAATTAGAACACCTTGAAAGCCTACGTCCTCTATATAGACTTCTACATCCGTATATTGAACATATTTGCTTGCTAAGACGTGAGCAATCTCGACTATGTCACCAGGTGTCATTCGATTGGTAAAGTCTTCTAAGACATCAATCATGTGATCTGGCATGAAGTGAGTAACTATGATTCCCGCATCGCAGGGTTCTTTACTGTTTTCTTTCCCCATAGCAGGGTCAACGAAGATATAGACCTTTCCGGGTCTATTCTTAAGTCTTTCAACACAGTCTGACGCTGTTGACCTTTTAATCCACTCTTGCCTGAATTCAGCTTCGTCACCTCGATGTGGATAGCATAAGTAATTGCAGCTAAACTTATAAGGACCATAAGTGATCTTAAGAGATTCAAAAGATCTCTTCCCTCTATTCTCTGGCAGGTTCTCTTCTTCTATAGTCTCACAGAACTTCTTTTTAAATCTTATTTGCCCATGTTCATCATAGGCTCCAATACGTAAGGTCGCGAATTGACCGAGTATTTTAGTTTGTTTCTCTTGGTGTAGCCATCCGTATAAGTCTTCTTCATCCCAAGGCGTACCTGTAAGGATAAGCTCTCCTCCGGGTCTCAGTAAGCTTTGATATTGCTTATAACGGTCAATTACCTTTTCTCTTAGGTCTTGGGTCTTGCTATTGTGTTCATCTACTATATCGTCTGCTATGATTATATCGTAATGTTGCCCTGTTTGGGTCTTATCAATACCACTAGTTGAGATAGTAGGTGCAGGCTGAAAGGCTTTGCGTTTGTTTACTAGTAGCTCGTTGTCTCTCCAGATTGAGCCCTTCCAGTCTCCAAAGATCAGCTTCCAAGGCTCACTGCTTATAATATTAGACATTTCGCCTAGATACTTGCGTGCCTGCTCATAGACTGAAGATTCGTAAAGGATTGATAAGTTTGGGTTTTTAACGATACGCCATAGAGCGTAGGCCATGATTGCAGACGACTTCTGGTGGTTTCTGGGGATGATAATTAGTTTGGACTTAGCGTCACTTGTTAAGACAGGGTCTAGTAAGTTCTGGTGGAATTGTTCAAAGTCTTTATAGCCACAGATTCTTTTCCTAAACTCATGGTAATTAAAAACCACAAGCTTCATTGCTTCTGCTCTATCCGGAGGCACATTTACATTAATGGTCTTACCGTTATGAGAAACTAGCATTAAGGCTCTGTTAGGAATTCACGGAGTTTGTCTGAAATGTCTACAGTCACTTCTACTTCCTGCTTGTCTTTCCACCCAAATCTGTTCTTCATATTCATGTACCAGAGCGAAGCATTTATCGTTGGGCCATCCTTGTAAGATACTAGATTCTCACGGGCTTTTTTCTCCCACCAGCCTTCTGAAAGCTTACTTCCTCTTTTTATGGCGTCCGAAAACTCTGGAAAGTTCTTTTCCCACTCATGCAAAGTATCCCAAGCTATATTTAGTTCTGCTGCTACTTCAGTCTTCGAAGCACCTTCACTCATTAACGCAATGACTGTCTCGCAGAAAATAGGGCTATATTTACTAGGTCTGCCCATAACAGTAGCAGTTTTTACCTCTTTTTTCTTTGTCATAATGAAATTATTTTATCACCCATCTCTTTGTTATTCAACATGTTTTTTATTCTGTGCTTATTCAGTGTAAAATAATAGTAGACATAACCTAACGATAGGATTATGGTTACTCATCAACGCAATTCAGCGGGGATAAATGAAAGGGTTAGAAAATGAACAAACACACACAAGGCCCTTGGCAAGTAAATAAGAAAGTAAGCACAAGCGTTGAACAAGTAATAGCAGGACAAGGCATTAATTTAATAGCTCAATGTGATGACGTTGACGGCGTAAGATCAAGAGAAGAAGATCAAGCCAATGCCCTATTAATTGCCGCCGCTCCCGAACTTTTAGAAGCTTGTCGAGTAGTTAAAGAGCTTCTCGAATATAGACAAGACGCTTTTGAATTTGCAGGAAGCATTAATTTGCTACATGCAGTTTTAAAGAAAGCAAAAGGTGAATAATATGAAAATCACGTTTAAAACAAAAACTTATATCAATGCATTAAATAAAGAAACAATTGCTTTACCTAAAAAAATAAATCGTACACACGTTGTAAAAGAACCATTGAATGGTCAAAGGTGGGATGGGATAATCAATTCAAACATGCTGCCTAATGCAATTTCCCGCAAGATTGATTCGCTTAAGCTTCAATATATCAATCTCGACTCATTGCCTGATTGCGTAACCATTGAAGACGGTTTCTTAAAACAAGTCACTATTGACCTTGGGAGTTCATACTAATGAAAAAAGAAATACTTATATGTGATTTATGCAATGCAGAATTAGCAGGAAATCATTGGGAAACTGGTAGATTGTGGCCACTTTCAATTTCTTCAAACACTTCATGCGATAACGGTTTTAGAAGAAAAGGTTTAGTTAACGGAAGCTTTCAAAGTTGTGAGCTTAAAATGGAATTATGCTCTTCGTGTGCAACCGATGCAGCAAACACACTCAGCGAATCAATTATAAAGCTTAAACAATTAAAGGAAGTCAATTTATGACCGATGAACTCTACCTAAAAATACAACACTACATTGCCGGGCTTGAAGAACTACGCAAGCAATTTCAAAAACTAGAAGATAAAGCTTACACTCTCAACAAAGAAATACGCTTAACAACGGAAAAGTTAGAAGAAATAGAGAACGAAGAAGCAGAAAAACGTTACACTGCTTCATTTAATAAATAACAAATTAGCCAGGGAGAAACAATATGTTAGCAGAAAGAATTCAATTAGGCGTTAATCCAATAGCACAACTTAAATCTGTACGTGAACAGATAGCACTGCTCCAAAAGCTTGAGAAGGCTTCTAAAGAACAGATCAATAATCTTTTAGACCAATCTGGTTTAGAAGAGCTTGTGATTGATGGTGTGAAAGTAAATCGTACCATTACCACTAAAGCTGCTTATTCTGTTAAAGAATCCACAATCATAACTTTAAAGGTGCTTTAATGCGTACTTATCTTCTAATTCAAGCATTCATCTTCTTTATCATCGCTCTTAAGCTTTTAAAGACCTCAGATGACCGTAGCGAGGCTTTATCTAAAAAGGCATACTCAGCAGGCCTTGACCTTAAAACTACGCCTTCTAACGTCTACCAACTCAAAAGAAAGGGCCCTTATGCAAACCGACGCTCTTAATTACCCTATTTCGCTTCTAAAAGAATTCATTCATTTAATTGAAACAGGGGCACTTACCTATAATCCTAACCCGCCTTCACTTGATACCTTGTCTGTAGTCGTGAAAGCTTTAAAATTAATTGAAGACAATAAAGGGGAATAGCCATGGCACTTGTAAAAGTTACAAAAGATTTATTAACCGAAGGGCTTTCTAAAAATGGAGGTCATAGCCGTGCGCAACTCGAAGCTATTGGGGTTAAAGAGTGGCCTCCTAAAAAAGGGTGGAAGAAAAAAATCATAGGACTTCACGTTCCAGAAGAAAACGCCCAAAAATTTCTTGCTTTAAGAGATGTTCATTTACAAGAAAAACCACAAAATATATTTAAGTTTTAGACACAACTATTCATTGCTCTACTATTCAGTTACTACTTAACAGTCTTATCTAGTATTTAATTAATCAGTTGATTGTTGCGCCGGGGATAACAGGCGGTAAGTTGAGGAGTTTGGGCTTGAAGGCGCAACTAGTCTTATCCTGTTTTAAGCAAAGCAATAAGCACACGTATGCTCTTATAAACTTTGGTCAAAAACAGGGAAGACTAATCACACAGAGAGAACAGGCGTATAAGCGTATCGTCAGTTCAACAAAGTATGCACCGCCCAAGGCTCTGCTCTTGGCGGATATGGACTGTCTTGGTGTGAAGCCTCTCACACAGTTATCTTTTGCACAGTCCACCCACATTCCCCACTAGGTACTTAGATTCCAGCAATTCAAATTTAAGCCTCAATTTCGAGCCTCTACTTTATCCGCTTAAATTATTCCTGCCTACGACCTTTCACTAGCTAAGAAGGGGCTAGTCAGCATAGCCGCTTTGATAACATCCCATGGCAACGGCTTTAGCCTAAGTGTGCCATCGTCTCCCTCATCGGTACCCGACCACACTTAGTTACAACTAATTATTTAAAGCATTATAAAGCTAATGGTTTAGATTCTGTCAATTCAGAATTTTGCTTACGAAGAATAACTTTCTTAATATCCGGTAATGATTCAACTTTTAATTTCTTGGCATAATCTGTTTTTGAAAAAGCTTGGTTCGCCAAAGTGATTGCTCGAACATTATCTGCAACTGTGCACCGTTGAAACTTCACACTTTTGAAATAATCATTCACTATCCTCACACAACGATAAGACACTTCAGCATGGCCGCCGACGATCCCTTTTTTAGGGAATTGTCTTTTCATCTTGTTCACTAAAAACCGGACTTCTGTTTTGATAATTATTTTATGCTTATTGTAGGATAAAAGATGTAGCTGCTTTAAAAGCTCTTCTAAAGCAGAGTAAATAGCGATTAAATCTGCATCCGGCTTATTCGTTCTCTTTCTGTCTGAAAATTCAAAAAGAGTGTTCCTGTCATACGTAGCCACTCCAGCATAAACGTATTCATCCCCGCGAACAATTCCTGTTATATAACATTCAATCATGCAAAAGACATAACCTACCCGCCCTAATTCTGTCTATCACTTATTATTTAATTTATTAGCTTGACATATCCTATCGCTAGCTTTATTAAGTGCAGCATAAGGGGGAGAGTGGGGTCAGATAAAAGGGGTAGTATTTCTGACAACATTTAAACGAAGGAGAAAGACAATGCTTAGTACCCATGAAGCAAAATTAAAAGAAGCACTAGAGAACATTCAAGATTTTATCTGTGAAGCTTGCGGTATGGACTTTGACCCTGATGATGCTTTAAATCTAAACTATTTCATGGTCAATGAAGACCCTACACAGTTTAAACATATAACTTGCTTGAACTAAACAAAATAAAAAGCCCTAGTCTTTTAACTCTAGGGCTTAATAACGGATATCTAACCAGGGAGGGTATAGATATGACTTACAATATAACCAAGCCTAGCACAAATCAACCTAAAACTAAAGGCAGGCCCCTTTGTCGCTTTCACCATATCCCACTAGACGAACTTTGGCCTAATGAGCTTATTTGCGAAACTTGCCTAGAAGCTGAATTAATGACGCCAGAAGAAGACGAAGCCCGAGAAGATAACACCTACTACAACTCTATACAGGACAGTGAATAATGAAACAAAAAAGACTACTTAAGATAAAAGATGCTAATAATTGGGGATGGTACCAGCGAAAGGACGGACTCCAATTGCTAGGCGTAACCACTGGCCTTGAATATGGCCTCCCTAAGAAGCAACTAGAGAACTACTACAAAAATACCTCTAAAGCTAAGATAGAACAGAACTACAAAGCAGGCTGTGATTTTGGTTCTAAGGCTCATGACTATTTTGAGCGTATTTTATTAGGTGACGTTACTTTCGCAGTCGACGCTTCTCATATCCCACACATTAAAGTCTTTAGGGCTTGGATAGCTAAACATAACCTAAAGCCTATTGGCATAGAACTACACGTAGAGTCTGAGAAATTTGGCTATGCCGGCACTTGTGACTGCTTAGGTCACTTAACTGCTTGCGAGGACAGAACCTGTTGCAAGGTAGATTTTGGCACTAAGCTGATGGTTATTGACTGGAAGACCTCAAAGAGCTTCGGGGTAGGCTATGGTTATCAATTAGCGGCCTATAGGCAGGCTTTAATTGAAACGGGAGACATAGACGAAGGGACAGGCATGATCGGCTTCCAGATCCGCAATGACACCGCTGCAGCACAATCCTACATTTATGAGCATTATGACTACTGCTTCCATAAGTTCTTGTGTGCCTTAGAGCAGTTTAAAGGAATTAACTTCTACAAACTCAAAGAAATGCAATGGCCTTACTTAGATAAGCAGGCCTTAATTATTAATCTAGGCTAATGCCGGGGAAGTTATTTAACTGACCAAACCCATAGAAAGGGAGAGTATGCGAATAAGAATTGATGAAATCACACGAAAGACGTTTCAGGGACAAAAAGGCTCTTACGACACCTACAACATTAAATCTGGCAGAGACTGGTATAGCTGCTATGTAGGAGCTTGGAATAAAGACTGGCGTTCGGGAGACGAAATTGATGTGACAGTAGAGTCAGTCAATAAGAACGGTAAAACTTTCAATAACATCAAAGCCCCTCCTCGGTCTTTTGGCCCCCCACAAGGTAATCACAATGTAGGAGACTATAGTCAAGCTCAGCAATCCCAACAGCCGCAAGCTTCACCCGCAGCTCCTTCCACTGTGGCTGTGGATATGCTGAATGTCTTAAAGCAAATCTATAGAGTCTTAAATGTGATTAAAGATGAAATGGTAAAAGAGAAGTCATCTTCTAACGAACCTACTCCTCCCGAGCCCTACCCTTACGAAAGTGATAACATACCGATATGATAGAAGATTTAGAACCTAAGAACTTATTTCAGCTAGAGGATGAACTCTACGCTACAGAGCGTAAGTCTTATACAGCAGGGATTAAATGGGCCGATGCTAAGGCTACTTTTGCTCACTTAGAGAGAATTAAGCACAAGGTAAGAGCTATGGCGATGCCTAGTGAAGGTTCTCAAGCTGCTAAAGAAGCAGAAGCCGAGAAGAGCGCCTTATACAATACTCACTTAGAAGGAATGTATGCGGCACAGAAGGAATTCTTAAAAGCAGAAGTTGAGTATGAAACCCTAAAAACCAGAATCGATTCGTTAAGAACGATTATTTCAAATAGAAAGGCAATGTTGCTACGCGGCATTGAGGATGTAAAATGAAAGAGAAGATAATTAATTGTATTTTAAATTCTTTAGGTGAAGAAAAATTAAGGGAAATATTACAAAATATTTTATTTGAAGCGGAGCAACCTCTATGGCGATCTCTTAATTTTACCGCAACGGCATCTAAACCTAATAAGCATTTTAGGTTAGACGGTCTAACCATTCCCGAAGAAGATCAATTAGAAAGACATATCACCTCTCACGTCGATGCTTTAAAAAGATATAAAAAAGACCCCATGCCTTCTGGCGATAAAAGGTCTGTGGCTTATAGGGAATGGAAGAAGAGACAAGATCCTAATGCTTATAAGAGAAAGTAGGTCTTTATGAAAAAAGAAGAAAATATCGAAATGTTTAACCTGCCTCCAAAAGAAGTTTATGATTCTGAAGGTGACTACCTTTTGGCTCCTAAGCATAAAGATTCATTCCTCCAATTTTGGGAAGCATATCCTCGGCATGCGAGGGCTTCGAGGGCTGCTGCTGTGCGAGTGTGGAACAAACTGCCACTTACCCCTGCTTTGATCCACAAAATACATGCAGGGCTAACCAGGGCTACTCAGTCAGCTAAATGGAAAGAAGAGCCAAAGTTTATTCCTCATGCCAGAACTTGGTTAAACCAGCATAGGTGGGAAGACGATATCGAGCCTAACGCTGAAATTCACAGACTGAAACAATACTGGAAAGACTGCACTACACCTAAACAAAAACAGTACTTCATAGAGAACTATGGAGAGCCTAAGAAATTGGGGATTTTATGAAGTTTATAAAACTAACTACTATTACAGGCAAGGAGTTTACGTGCAACAAAGACCTGTTTAGACCTGTTTCTTTTGTTTTAGAAAATGGCTTTACTAGAATAAACTATCGCAAAGACGAAGATAGAATTGGAATGATTACTGATTGTTTGGAAACTCCTGACGAAATTATACAACTAATAAATTCTGATGGGGAAGAAAAATGATCCTCTTTGAACTAGAAACAGAACTTAGAAATCTACGCTTAGCTCTTCCAACTCGTCCTGAACTTAAGCAAGAGGAGTATGCGGCTTGGTTTAAAAGGTTCAAACATTGGGGCTTAGCTAGGTTTCAAACGGCTTTAGAGAGAATAGTTGAAACAGATCATAAATTTCCTTCTATGGCTAAGGTAATGGAAGTTGGAAAAGAGGCAGATGATTATGAGCTATCGAAAACTCCAAAAACTCACTGTGATAGTTGCTTATCTGTTGGTATTATCTATGCGACTTATGAAGGCTACCGCTTTGCATTTCGTTGTGACGATTGTAGAAATTGGGATGGCTACTTTGGCGAAAGGGTGCCGCTATGGTCAGCAATTTATATCGGGAAGGGCTACCAGCCGGACAAGTTTAAGCAGCTAATTAAAATCGATAAACCTTCTGGAGAATGGTTAGATGTCATTTAGAATATACCTCTATGATGAGGGTAAGTATTTAGAACAGGATTTAAGGGTTGTCTTAAATAAGACTATCCAAGAAATTACCTCTAAAAATTATATCTTTAAATTTGAAGAGGATAAGTTCCTACTCTATTTTGCTGAGAATGAGGCGTATGATGTTTTGAAGAAGGCAGGAAAGCCTGTTCTGTTAATTACAGCTTTATTTGAGACTTGGAGGAAGAGAATCGCTAAGGCAGGGATTTTATTTAAAGATCCTTGGTATAGTAGTCCTATTGCATACTACGATGCGGAGATGCTGATTCGGGTAATGCCGGGAATAGCTACTGAAGAGCTAAAAGATAAGATTGAATTTAATATAGGCGATAAAAAACTAAACGTAGAATTTGGAGATTTAAGGAAGAAATATGGCAAAACAAATATCAAAAGATAAAGTGACGAGTGCTGCTGCAATACTAGGTAAAATGAAGAGTGAGAAGAAAGCTAAGTCGAGTAGAGAGAATGGCAAGTTTGGTGGCAGGCCTGCTGAGCATGAACACGACTATGGGGTAACTGCTAAGGGAAGATTAAGATGCATGGTGTGTGATCGGTATAAGCCTAAGAAGTGGTCTAAGTGAAAACAAAAGCCCCTAAGATTAAAATCTCAGAGCATGAATTACAATGTAATGCGGTCCAATGGTTTCGTTTAAATTACCCCAAGCGAGTCATCCTGGCTATCCCTAATGGAGGTCTTAGGAACATCCGTGTAGCGATGAAATTAAAGAGGGAAGGGGTAAGGGCAGGCGTTTATGATTTATTTGTCCCTGAGCCTCAACTAGGAGGCGATAACGGGCTTTATCATGGCTTTTGGATTGAGTTAAAAGTTGGATACAACAAGCCAACCAAAGAACAGCAAGAGTTTATGCTTTTGATGGAAGCAAGAGGATACAAGACTCAAGTTTGTTATACCCTCGAAGAGTTTATGAACTGTGTGAATAATTATTTTAAATAATCTATTGACATATCCTATCGTTCGGTTTATTACTGCCTCATGAACAAACACGACCAATACTTATTCAGAAAATACGAAGATTACGATCATGTCTGCTTTGAATGTTTAGAAGACATAGATATTTTAAGCGATAGCTTTGATATTGAATGGTCTGATTCAAATAAAACCAAAGAAGTTATGTATCATTCTAAATGCTTTCAACAGCTAACAGAAGAAGAAAACAGAAACCCTGATGAACCTAATATATTTGCGGAGCATAAGATATGAAAATATTACCTAAAGAATTTACTAAGTCTAAATTTAGCTTTCTTCAAATATTTAGAGAAGGGAATGTTGCTATTTATTCAAGAGTTGGAGAAGGGCATAAATATCCTCACTTTGAGGTTATTCGTATAAAGTCTCATGATGGCTATAAAATAGCGAACAGCATTGTTCTACCTTCTGAGTTTTACCCAAAATCTGAAGCTTGGGGAACTGATGGTTTTACCTTCTTTCACAGTGAACAAGAAAAAGCTTTTGATAAAGCTAGGGAATTAATCAATGAACCAAGACGTGAAACGGGAACTTACTAGTGACCTTAAACGCATCTACTTAGCAATACGCTCTATTGCCCCTCTTTGGCCTGCTTATTTAGCTTTAAGGTCAGCTCGGGAGTCATTAGCAAATATAAATAGAATATTTACTGAAATAAGGAATTAAAATGTTATCATTTCATAATGATGAAAAAATAAAGAAAAAATACTTAGCAAGAGTTAGAAATCACCAGAAAGCTGATGAAATTGTAAAAGGCCAGTATTGGGAGAATGGGAAAGGCTGCGCCGTGGGCTGTACCGTTCATTCTAATCAACATTCAGCATACGAAGATGAACTAGGAATTCCTAGAATCTTAGCTATGTTAGAAGATGGTATTTTCGAAAACATTCCTAATGATTTAGCTCAGAAATGGCCTGAAAGATTTTTGAAAGCTATTAAAGTTGGCGTTGATCTTTCAATGGTATGGCCTAAGTTTGCTGTATGGATGCTTACGGATAAAGAGTTTGGAGTGCTTCAATTTGCTAGAAGTGATGCTTCTAAAAAATCAATTCAAGACGTTTCAGATGCTTATCAAAGTTATATAGAAAATTCAAAAATTGAAATCAATTGGCGAAAATTAAAATCTGCTGCTGCTGCTGCTGCTGCTGCTTATGCTGCTGCTGCTGCTGCTGCTGCTTATGCTGCTGATGCTGCTGCTGCTGCTTATGCTGCTGATGCTGCTTATGCTGCTGCTGCTGCTGCTGCTGCTGCTGCTTATGCTGCTTATGCTTATGCTGATGCTGATGCTGATGCTCGAACTAAATGGCGGATTGCTCAAGCGGATAAGTTAATT